TCTTGATAATGCTATTCATCATCTAAATACTGATAGCGGAGAAAGGATTCAAACCGAACCAGTAAAAGAGGTTTTAATTAACCCGCAAGAAACTATCGAGCAAGCTGTATCTAATCAAGGTAAGACAATGGAAAGCTTTTTCCAGTGGGCTTCAAACATGAAGAAGCGCGAGATACTTTGCTTTGATGATATGGCAGAAGATGAGCTTCAGCAGTTCGCAACTAAAATGGGTAACACTCAATGAGAGATTTCTATAAAGAACTTGAGGCGCTAACAGGATTCTTTGGATTTGACCCGCTATTGGTTGATCAAGGTTCTCGTGAGTGGTTTCGTATGCGTAGCGGTGTAATTACTGCTTCAAAGGCTGAATGTATACTAGCAAAGAAAGGAACTGCCAAGCGTGACGGATACATGGCTGAACTTGTGGCGCAAATCGCCACAGGATTGCTTCCAGACGAAGTTAACGCTAAATCTTTGCAGTGGGGTAAAGATAACGAGCAAGACGCTCAAGACGCTTACAGTGCTGCTACGTTTGAGCTAGTTAGCACTATTCCTTTTATCTATAAAGCTGAATCAAAGCGTTTCGGCTGCTCACCAGATGGTATGTGTTCAAATCACGGTCTTGAGCTTAAATCACCATGGGCTACTAGAACTTATATCGAGTTCATCTGTGGCGATAAAATAAAGCCTGAGTACACTAAGCAGTGTCAGTACTCGATGTGGGTTAGCGACCTTGATCGCTGGGACTTCGCAAACTTCGACCCGCGCATGATTAAGAATAAACTTCATTACGTTTCACTTGAGCGTGACGAAAAAATGATGACTCAATTTGATGAGTTAGGTGCTGAATTTATTTCAGATATGGATAAAATGTTAGATAAGCTTGGTCTGGTTTACGGATCACAATTCAAAGTAGAGGCATAAAAAATGGCTAATGTAATCAAAAAAGAAAACCTAACAATCGCAATTCGTGAATACACAAACGGTCAAGGTGAAACTAAAAAGGTTTGGAAAACAATTGGCGAGCTAGTTACCTGGGATGATGGAAAGCAGTCATTTGAAATGTGGGGGCCAACTGGTTCTACTCGTGGAAGCGTGTTTAGCCAAGACGATAATCAAGGTCAGTCCAACCAGTCTGGCGGATATCAGCAGCAAGCGCCGCAGAATCAAGCTCCGCAGCAAGGCTACGCAGGACATCAAGCACCACAACAAGGGTACAACCAACCTCAGCAAGGCGGATACAACCAAGGCCGAGGATAGCTACTAACTGGTCAGACCACATCCATTAACCGATAGTGCTAACATAGGCTATCAGTTAATGGAGATGAATATGAAACCGCTAAGCAAAGATGAAGTTGCAGATATTATGAAAAAGACAGTGCCGCGATTGCTGCATAAGCGTATAGCAGAGCTTGAGGGTCAACTTGAGAGTGTTGTTGTAACTTGTGAGCTGTACATAGATACCTACGAGGGTTCTAGCGTTGAAAGAGTGATTCGCGAGGCTAGAGAAGTGTTAGAAAAGGAGATTATCTAATGAAAACTCAAATGAATGAAAAAGAAATGCTCGAATATATCGAAACGCTAAAGATGGAGCTTCGAGAAACAAAATATGAGACTGGGGCTTTAAAGTCTAATTTTGCGTACCAAATGCAATTGCTTAGCGAGGAGGTCGATTCGGTTAAGCTAAGTCGAAACGTTTTCGCGGCATTTGCTGCAGCATACGCCGTAGCAGCAGGATACCTAGCTTGGGGTGTGCTATGAACGAAGCGACTCACAAAATAAAGTCTGAGGACTTATACGGGGCCTTCCCTGAGTACATGAAGATTGTTGATGACAGGGTTTACAGCTTTAACTCCATTTCAGGTAAGTGGTGGCTAGACATTAACATTGAAAACTTTTTAGATTATTACGATGAGATAGACGACTTAACTGAAACGCCAGAAGAAAAGGAAATCTTCGACAACTGGCCAAGCGAGAGACGAATAGACATCATAGCAACTAACGGTAACACTGGAGAACACTATTGCGATAAGCGTGATTAACTGAGATAATCAACTTGTTCAATCATCCTTCCCCAATTTTTACCTCCTTAACAGGGGGTATTTTTTTGCCTGCACTAACTGGTCAGACCACCTAGCAGAGATTTAACTGATACTATTAGATTATCAGGTGAACGCGAAAAGGCAGATAAAGGCACTGCTCCCTGTAAACACTAATTTCAATGGGTGTTTTTAAATTATTGACTGCTGGAAAGACAGCGTAATTGATAAGTTATCGCAGACGCGATCTAAACAAAGGTGCAACTATGAAAAACTATCATTTAGTTAAGAACCAATCAAAGCTATATCCATGGATGCCAGTTTTGATAATTATCGCAATTATAGCTGTATGGCTCTTAGCGCTGTTTAATTCAAAGCCTGTTATCATTGAGCCAGAATTAAAAGATAAGTGCGCTATCTGGCAGCTAGAAGGTCACAGGTTAAAAATAAACGTTAAACACGAAAGGCTAATCAGAAAGCAAAGCGCTCTAGCTGGTAAGCCTGATAGTATTGTTGATTGCTAGTATTTATTGAGGGTTGATTATGAGCATGCTAAAAATTCCAATGTCAGATGTTGAGATCAAAGGCTTGGAGGCTCACATGCTTCCGACTAAAGAGCACAGCCAGCTATCTGACGCTTTCAGGTGTGGCTTTAAGTTTGCCAATGATAACGCTAAAAGCGAGTGGATTAGTGTTTCAAGTAAAAGCCCATCATACGGAACACCATTACTTTTAATGATTGATGGAGTTGTGCAGCATGTAACTTACTGCATTGATGGTAGTGATGATAGTCGTGATTGGTTTGAGCCTTATGGTAATCATGTTGATGACGATCTGAAAAGAGAGCTTTCATTTTTTGTTGACTATGAAAAAGATATTTCATGGATAGAAGTTGACTCGCTATATACGCCACCAAAACAATAGTTACAAACAACTATTAATACGTGATAAAATAAACACAGTGAGAACACACTACTAAAACCGACTCACTCACGTAATGAGTGTGTATTTTTAAGGTGTTTGTCGAGCATGACGAGATGGTCTGATTGCGACACAAGACACCTTGACAATGTGATAGATGGCTGAGCAGACTTGGCCGAAATTCACATCATCTCGGCACACTGTCCGACAGGGGGTGATCCGTAAGTGGCAAGGCACTGACACCTTGCAGCCAAGCAACGTCGCGAGACGTAACCGAGGCATCAACTTTAACTAACGAGGTATTTATGACAGACCCAGTAACTTTGCCAGATGAACCAATTGCAGAAACTCAAGGCGGCTCATCTAAGCCTCCAAAAGAGCAAGACGAGAAGTAAACATGATTGAGTTTAGCGCTAGCCAAAACGTTAGCCTAAGCATGATATTTATGGCTGCCTACCTGGTGGCCTTTTTATTTTCAAAAAGCAAAGATATGGTGTGCGTTTTAGGCGCAAATGTTGCCGCTCAATGTTATGTCATATCTCCACTATACAACTACACTCTAGAAGTTAACCCATCTCTAGTATTCCTAATCTACGCATCTATCTACTTTACAGCTATTAGATTCATAACCACCTACAAAGTGATAGCGGCTTGTTTTATAATGGCATTATTCGAGGGGTTAATGTACAAGGCTTACCTAAATGAACTCGGCAACAAAGGGATTGAGGATGGCATGTACGACAATTACGAGTACATTGTTACACTGCTTCATCTTGCTATTCTGCTTTCGCTGGTTCGCTGGGATGTCGTACGATCCGCTAATCGGTTTTTTCGTGACAATATACTGCTCCCTTTCCTGCATCAACGCATTCTTTTGCCTTTTAGAGGCTAGACGGGCTAAAATGAAAAGAGACTCTATAGTTAATAGGATTAAAAATGGGCGAAGATAGCGATATCAGGGTTCTGATAGCAGAGATGCGCTCAGACCAGAAAGCAACAAGTGAATCAAATAGACAAGTAGCTAAAGAGCTTTCAAGCGTAGCAAAGGAGCTTCATTCGATAGGCAAGGCTTTTACTGCTCAAACGGTTATAGTTGGCGACCTAAAGAACACCGCATCCGACCACGAAAAACGCATTAGGGTTGTAGAAGATGCCGTTATAGCTGACAGGCCATTCAAAGAGATTAGAGGTTGGATATTAAAAGGCGCTATAACATTTATGATTGCTGGAATACTTGGCGCTGCATTCATCGTAAACAAGTAACTGGTCAGACCACATAAGACCCAATAATAAGATATAGTCTTGTTGTTGGGTTTTTTATTTGGAGATTTATATGAGTGGTTTAATTATTGGTGGAAATTACAAGTTTAAGGGTCAGAGTGAAAAGCTAAAATATATTGGCCACAACTGGAGTGGAAACGGTTACTGGTATCAATTCGAGAAGATTGGCGAGCAAGGCGTTTGGTGTGAGCTGTTAAATTCAGACTTGCATATGCTTGAGTTGGTTGTCGAGTTGCAAGACTAACCACCCCACCACACAAACCGCCCTCAATAGAGGGCTTTTTTATATCCGCAACAATAATGTTATACTTACCCCATCATTAACGCGCTAAAAGCAAGCATTTAAACCTAAGGGGTGAGAATGTCGTTAAACGCAAAACAGGAAGCCTTTGCAAGGGAAGTTGTTAGGAATGGTGGAAATAAGGTTGAAGCCTACAAGGTTGCTGGTTACAGCCAAAAACTAAGCGCTGCCAGCAAAGAGCGTTGAAGCGGATAAGTTATACAATCACCCTAAAATATCCCTAAGGGTCTCTGAGCTTAAAAAAGTGGCCGACAAGGTAGCAAAGGAAAGGTTCAGTATAAGCGTTGAGCAGCGCCTAATTTGGCTATCTGAAGTAAGAGAGGCTGGTATGAGCACTTATATCGACCAGCTAGGAAATGAGCGCAGGGAGAGCCTAAACGCCGCAAACGCATCAATTAAAACTATGAATGAGATGCTTGGCGTTGACGATTCAGGCGATGGCGTTAAACCTGTCAAAGTTATCATAGGGGTTAAAGATGCCTCTAGACCTTAACGTCCCTCAAAACGAGTTCTACCACATGAACAAGCCTTTCAGGGCTTTTGTTGGCGGGTATCGCTCTGGCAAAACGTTTTTAGGCTGTACTAGGTTGTGCGCGCTAGCTTTGGAATATCCAGGTATTAGGCTTGGGTACTTCGCTCCAACCTATCCGCAGATTAGAGATATCTTTTACACGACAATTTCAGATGTTGCAGAGATGCTTGGTATGACGTGCGAGATTAAGACGTCTACCAATGAGGTTACTCTTTTTTACTATGGTGATGTTCACGCGATTATTAAGTGTCGCTCAATGGAGCATCCAGCTCGAATAGTTGGATTTGATATCAATCACGCGTTAATTGATGAAATCGACTGTATGAAGAAAGAGAAGGCTGACCAGGCATGGAAAAAGATTGTCGCTCGACTGTCATCATCTGGATTTGATGAGAGCAGGCTTTATGATGAGGAAATGGACTGCGATCTAATTATTGAGGCGCTTGGCGAAAACACGGTTGATTTCACGACCACGCCAGAAGGTTTTAACTGGGTCTATGATTTGTTTGTTAAGCAGCTTAAGCATGATGATGAGCTAAAAGAGTTTTATGGAATTGTGCACGCATCTACAAGGCAGAACGCGCTAAACCTTCCGCCAGATTATATAGCCAAACTGTATGCGACATACCCGTCAAATTTAGTTGACGCGTATGTAGACGGTAAATTTGTCAACCTAACTAGCGGCGCTGTTTACACCAACTTCGACAGGAAGCGAAATCACAGCTCTAGATTAATCGAGCCAAAAGACCATCTTCACATAGGGATGGATTTTAACGTTGGGAAGATGAGCGCAATTATTCATGTTGAAGACCAAAACGATAAAGGAGAAAGGATAGGCACTGCAGTTGGTGAGTTAATGGGGTTGCTTGATACTCCTGAAATGATTGAAGCGATATTAAATAAGTATCCAGGTCATAGAATAACCGTTTACCCTGACGCATCAGCCAATAACAGGAAGACCGGCAACGCATCAGAAACCGATATTAGCCAACTTAAGAAGCATTTTAACGTGGTGAACAAGGCTAAAAACCCATTCGTTAAGGATAGGATTAACTCTGTTCAGGCTGCTCTATTGAATGCAAGCGGTGATATTCACTATTACGTGAACACGACATTATGCCCTGAAACAACAGAATCACTTGAGCAACAGGTTTACAATAAGCAGGGCGAGCCAGACAAGTCACACGACAATGACCACCCAAATGACGCGCTAGGCTATTATGTTAACGCTAGAATGCCTATAATTAAGCCAGTTGCAAAAATCAAATCACGGAGTCTTTACTAATGTACAAATACACTAACGCTAATAATCTGGCTTCCGCTGATTACTGCGAGATGTACCCACAGGTGCAAAAAACGATTGTTTGTTCGCTTGGTGGCTACGCCATGAAGACGGGTTGGCGATCTGATAAGCTGCTTAAGACCAATGGCTATACATACGAAGGCGAAACGGAGTTACTCCCAATGCCTAATGCTATGGACTGCTCGCCAGGTAACCAGAAAAGATATGAGATGTACAAGCAGCGCGCTTGTATTCTTGAATTCACATCACGCACAAAAAAGGCGTTTTTGGGTTTCGCAGGATTCAAGCCGCATCAAGTCGATCTGCCTCAATCAGTTAAATACCTGGAAGAAAACGCAGACAACGCAGGTACGACGCTTACCCAGCAAATCAAGTTGGTAACATCTGACATGATGGATCAAGGCACTGGATTGCTATTCGTTGACATACCAAGCGCAACAAGTGTGTCCCAGGCTGATATTGACGCTGGAATTAGGGCCAACATAAAGACCTATGACTTTTTGAATATAATCAAGTCAGCTTACTCTGTGATTGGTGCGCGAAAGGTTTTGTCTTATGTGTTGTTGCGTGAGCCAGTATCGAATATCGACCCAGAAACCAATGCAGAGGAGTTTAGCTATCAGTACAGGCGGTTGACTCTTGAGGAGCAGGGCAACGGTGAATACATCTACAAGCACGAGCTGCTAGATGACACAGCTAGGACTTTAATTGAGGAGCCTGTTTATCCAACTGACTACAGTGGGAGCAATCTTCAGTATATCCCTGCATTCCCGATTGGTTCGCTGAATAACTCGCTTGAGACGCTAGACCCTCCGTTACTACTTCCGATTGCAGAGTTAAACATAGGTCAATACAGAAACTCAGCAGACGTTGAGGAGAACGCCTATCAGGCATCGCAATCGACTGTTAATATATTCACAGCAGGCGTAAGTGACGACTTCACATACTACCAAGGTGCTAACGCTGTAAACACTTTCCAAGAGGGTGATAGCGTTGAGCTTCTCCAGGCTCAAGAGAGCAATCTGTCAAACGCTCTACAGATGCAGAAGATAAAAGACGCGGCAAGTATCGGTGCTAGCCTGATTATTGAGGGCGGCCCAGAGCAAAAGGTCGAAGTTGTCAAGATGGAGCAAGGCGCCAACACGGCTTCGCTGTATGGATTGATTCACAATATCCAAATGTCATATGCGCAGGCTATCGACTCTTGCCAGCAACTAATGAGCAGTTCGATTCAAGACTATGAACTTGAACTTAATGTCGAATTTTTCCCGTTCACAATGACCCCTGAAAAAATAGCTAAGTGGATGGAGATGGTGCAGCTTGGCATGGCTCCGATGGATTACTTTGTTAAGCAGATGGTAAAAGCTGGAGAGTTTCCAGAAGATGCAACAGAGGCTGATATAAAGGATATAGTTAGCACTCAGCCAGTTTAGTAAAGAAAAAGCCCTCTTAATTGAGGGCTTGTTTTTATATAGGCTCTGCCAGCTTGGCTACAGCATCCAGCACCTCATCCCTGCACTTGTGAGCTGTTGATGGTCGAATATAGCCGCAAATTAGAAGCCTTGATACTGCCTCAAGCCCGTCCTGAAAAACTCCTACATCATCAACCTTGTAACCTTGCTCAAGCAACTGCGCTGAAAACGGTTTGGATGACGCGCCAAGTGAAAAAATTAGCCTTTTACTCATCGCTTATAATCCTCACCAAAATATTCAGTCTTATCATCGTAAGCCTTAGCTTGTGACGGTGTTAGTTTGCGGTAGTTTGCATTGTAAATTTCTTCAGCTATCCCAAAAGAGACATCCATCTTAGCAAGAAATCCTTGAGAGCAGACTACTTCCTGCATTTCATCAATAGCCTTCTCGCGCTCTGATTTGATTGGCTTGGTAAGCCATACAGAGCTATTTAGAATCTCATCACTACCATCTTTAAATCTAACCCAAGCAAGATGGTCGTGCTTAGCGATCATTAGCGCCTCTTCAAAGCAGTCAACAGCAACCGTTATTAAAAACTCACTCCCAACTGGCGGCAGTTCGCTTGCATCAGCCATTGCTTGTGTGAATACTGGCTTGCTTTCAGTCATAGCCTCAAACGCCTCTTTTTCTTCTGGAGTTTCGGTTTGGATTGTCGATTGGTTTAGTGATGGGCGCCATTTTTTAACTATTGACCAATTTATATTGTTAGAGTGCCTGAACTCCTGCATTTCACAACCCTCACCATTATATGTAAACTCAATCAACCCACTAAAACTAGGCTTCTCACCTGTGTTTGTGCGCCAAGCGAATTTCGTTGGGGTGCAATTAACAAAGTCAGCGTCATTTTCGTTTGAGTATTCAACCCATTTTTTGCTGAATATCTGCCCATCCGAGCCGTCGCACTCGTCACCCATAACAAACTCTAATCCCGCGTTGTAAAAATCGCCTACTGTTTTCATAAATCACTCCTTTTTAAGTTAAACCCATTGTATGCTAAAATTAATCAATTAGTGGTCAGACCAGTTGCGAATATGCCTACATCAGAGAAATCAATCACACAGCAAGCAAGTCACCAACTTTACGTCATCAGGCTATCAGCAATGACGGCTAACAAGTCTAATGATTTGTTTGACTCATACGAGAAGCTTGCATTAGAAATCACATCACAACTAAAGCTCGGAAGCATAAAAACTTACACCGATGTATTGAAAGATTTACTCGAAACAACTGGATATTTTAGCGAGTACCAGAAAGAGGTAAACGCCGATATTTCTGAGTTTGCTGCTTATGAGGCGGCTTATCAGGCTGCGCTGCTTGAGGATTTGTTTGTTAATCCGATTCCTGTAGTCGTTCCTAAGCAGTCAGATGTAATGGACAGAATTAAAAACACGCCAATGATTTTAGGTGAGCGCGACAAGGACGTTATAACCTGGAAGCAAATGATCGCATCAATAGACGAGTCTGCGAGGAGAGGTGTTGAATCAGCTGTTACACGGGCGTACTTTAGCGGCGACATATCAGGACTTCGTAAGCTTGTTTCTCAAGCTGTCGAGACGGCACGTAATGGCGTTAGAGCTACAGTTAAGACTATGTATCAGCAAGCCGCGTCACAAAGCAAGCAGGCGCTATATAGGGCCAATGATGATTTGGTTATCGGTTATCAAATTATCGCAACTCTTGATAGCCACACGACACCAATATGCGTCATCAGAAGCAACAAAAAGTATTACTACAAAGACAATTTTAATCCAATGCTGCCTTTTCACTATGGAGAGAGATCAACTGATATACCTATATTGAGCGGAGAATATCAGATTGACAGGATTAGCGAGACAAGGGGCGCGAGAGGCGCTGACGGCACGCAAAAGGTCGGTGCTGATACAACTCAGATGGATTTTATTAAATCCCAACCTGCTGACTGGCAGAATGATGCACTGGGAAAAGTGCGAGCTGACCTGCTAAGAAACTCTGGCTTAACTCCTGAGCAATTCAAGAAAGCGATGTCTGACCAATTCGACCAGCCACTAACACTTAAGCAGATGGCTGCTAAGGATAAGGCTATACGTGATTACATGGCTAAAAAGCCTGAGTATGAGCGCTATTTGTAGCTGGTTGCCTTATGTAAAGTAAATAACTTATAATGTCACTGTGATTAGGTCACATAACAAAACCCAAGGGGTGCAAGATGGATTTAGAAACCGTGTTTGAAGGCGTTGAGCTAAGTGATGATGCCAAGGCTATTTTAGTAGAGAAGTTTCAAGGCGCTTTAGGTGCTGAAGTTGAGGGTTTAAAGGGTAAGAATACCGAGCTATTGGGTAAGCTATCTGAAACTAAAACAGCAGCGCAAAAGTTATCTGAAGAAAAGGCTTTAGCTGAAGAAGAAAAGCAGAAGGCTCTAGGTAACTATGAAGAAGCGCAGAGATTAGCTGATGAGCGAATAAAGAAGGAGCGTGAGCAATTTAGCGCTAATAATGAGGCGTTAGA